TTTCTTAAAGATTAAGTCGTTGTAATTTAATATAGGAATACGCTTTAAGATTTCTTGTTTTGTCGGGAACAATCCAGCATAGGCTATACGGGTTCGCTCGTAGTTAGAATACATTACTAATATGAAGAGTTTATTTGTCATTTTATATTAGTTGAATATTTTATACAAACATCATAGACGATTGTGATACAATTGGATTTTTAACAGGGGCGGGAGATTGGGTTGGTTCTTTTTTAGCCCTTTTAGTATATTTTCTCTTTGGCTTTACAACTGGTGCTGGTGCTGGTGCTGGTGCTTCTTCTTTTTGTGAGGCAAGATATTTTTTCATTTCCTTTTTTGTCACAGGCTTATCGTCAGGGTCTTCTTCAACTATTGGTTTAGCCTTTACTGGGTGAGTTGAAATATCCATTTCATTTATCGCATTATCAATCGCTGCTTTTGCTTCTGTGGATTTTGCTTTACGTTTTTCTGCTGCTCTCTCACGCATTTTCTTATAATAAGCGAGTTGCTTTTCGCTGGGAGGTTTCTTCACTTTTGCGGGTGCTACTTCAACTACGCCAGTTGGAACTGGCGGTGGTGGTGGGATTTCATCAAAATCTTCATCGCTTGAAGAACTGTCTTCAATTACTTCAATCTGTTCTCTTTCGCTCAACTTTTCAATTGGTTTTCTTACTACTTTTTTTTTTGTAGGCATACTATATAATTACAAAAGAAAAAAAAATGGAAAATATTACTAAAATAGAGAATGAGAGTGATTTGGAAACAATTGCTAATAATGTGGATAAGATTATTAATGAAACTGTCTATGAAGATGGACGGGACTGGACGGAAGAAGAAATCTCTCTTTTTGTTAAACAATTTTGTGAGTTTCAACAAAAAGAAGATGTAGATATTGATATGAATCGGTTAGACCCTAATTTTATTTCCCTACAAGATTACAAGGAAAAGTTTAGCGGTTTTGATGATGAGGTTCTTAAATATATGGTAAAATGCGAGAACAAAAAATTAGAAGATGCCCGAGTTCCACCTATTTTAGTAAGAACTGAAACTGTGACTTTAAAAGATAATTTATCTACACTTATAGTAAATGGCGAAGAAGATTAGTCAAAATCAGCGTGTGACACAAGTAGTTAAAATTGTTCTTGGAGATTTGAAGAAACCTAAAAAGAAAAAAAAGAGAAAAAAGACTAAACCAAAAATGCGGTCAGTTTTAGATGTCGTTCGTAATCCACGACCTTATGAAATACCTTTGTATTACCCTCCCTTCCCATCTGTTATCAATAATCAACCAAAACAACCAAGCGTTCAAAAAGCAGTTGAATCTGTCTTACGTAATTACAACGATGTCAATACTGCTGAATTGAAAAGATTACGTGGTGATTTCACAGCGTATAGACAGGAAGCACAAACGGCATTTAAACAGAGAGTTGCTTATCCAAAAACGACAACCGCTCTTGTTGAACCACCAAGTATTGAGCCAAGTATTACGCCAGTTGTTGCTGAACCACCAAGTGAAACGGAATCTGTTATAATGGAAAAGGCTGGGGCTGGGGCTGGAAAATTGACTGAACCTGAAATGACAACCGACACAGCATTTTCACCAACAGATGTTAGTGATTTTGAAGGACTTACTTCGGGAACAGAAATAAAAGTTCCTGCCCGAAAGAAGGTTGGTTTTATGGATTTGACAAGTGGTGAAGAAAGCGATTTCGCACCACGTGCTACACAAAAAGAAAGACAAATAAGAAGAAACACTAAATCTATGAAAGAGATTAAAAAAGAATTGCGTGAGGCTGGTATAGGTGGATACTCTGGAATGAAACAGAGTGAATTATATAGATTTGCTGTGAAAAGTGGTATTGAAATTAATCGGTAAAAACAAATATATTTTGTTAATATAAATGAAAATTAAGGAGATAGAAAATAAGAACTTACAAATACAGAAAGTTAATATGGAATGTGATAAGCGTATTAAAGATAAGAAAGGGAAATCAATCTCACCTCCACTTATGAATACAAGCCATTTTATGCTAATCTCGGGTGCTTCGGGTAGCGGTAAAACGAATTTATTAGTTAATCTATTAAAGTCTAATAAAGATACAAAAGACGGCAAATATAAATTGAGTTATAGGAATATGTTTAACAAAGTCATTTTTGTTAGTCCGTCTGCTGCTACAATTAAAAAATCACCATTAGCAAAAATAGCAGATAACCAAAAGTTTGAGGAATTAAATTACGAAGTATTTGACCTACTTGAAGAGATTGGAGAAGATGCTGTGGAAGAAGATAAACATAATTTGCTTATATTAGACGATGTATCATCACAATTACGAAGCAAAGAAAATGAAAAAATCCTTAATCAAACTATTAAGAATCGGCGGCACAAAAATCTTTCTGTTTGGATTATTACACACAAAGTAACTGATGCCGCACCAAGTCTGCGGTCAAATGCTAATATGATTGTTTTGTTTCGCCCAAAGACAAATAAAGAAAAAACTGCCATCCAAGAAGAATATATGTTGTTACCAAAGAAAGAGGCAGAAGAAATATTTGATGCCGCTTTCAAAACTCGGTTTGATTTTTTGCTTATTGACGCAAGTTTGCGAGAAGGACCAGATTTTAAGTTCTATCGTAATTTTAATGAACTACAATTTGAAATGGAAGAATAAAATAATATTGTTTTATTTTATAAAATGACAATTTTTGATACGATTAGTAAGGGTATTCGGGACGTTGATAAACGCGGAAAACTTGTGAGACGGAAACGTCGGCAGAAAGCCAAGCAAAAAGTAGCAAAGAAGGCTGGTAATGTAGCGGAAGTAAAAAGGCTCGGTATGAAGAAGAAAGCCACAAATATGAAGCGTAAAAAGGCACAGAAACAGGTAACAAAAATGGGACAGGACGTATTGAAACGGGCAGGTAAGGCTGGTGTAGTCTATGTCAGCGGTGGAATGAATCCTGCGTCTGCTACCGCGGCTGGTGCTACCTTCATCGCGTAAATTGAATTAAAAATAAAATATTTGTTTTTATATATGGATTTGTATTTACTCCCATTAGCATTACAAAATCAAATTATTATGTTACAACGCCCTACCTTTCCGTTTATAAAAGAAGTTAAATACTTTGCTGACTGGTATTTATTTTCAAAAGAATATTTAGAAGATGCGGAAACACAATCTTCTTGGACGCTTTTTACAATTAAACTTAAAAAAGATATTAATAAGTTTATATCGTTAAGAGACAAAAAAATTATTTGGAAACAAAATGAATTACTTATACAAGATTGTGCTGGTAATTATGTATTTAATTAATTATAGAATAAGTTTAAACATTTTTTAAGAATAGTCATATAGTAACTATATTTAAAAATATGTGTGAAATGATTGGAGAAAAATTAAATAACGAATATTTATATCAATCATTTATTATTTATTTCGCATTTGTTGAAAGCAATTGTAGTTTCCATAATTGTGATGGATTAAAAAAATATTTAACAAAAACGTTGAATGATTTAAATGAAAACTTATTTATGATGACTGGTAATAAAATATTAACTGCTATCGTCCGTTATCCATTAATACAAAACAAAAATGAACTACGTAATAAAATCGTAAAATATTATAATAGACAAGACCCAAAAATATTATCAAGTCATTACAAATTAGAGGTTATATGCTGTGAAGATGTAAATTATGAGCCATTTAAACCATTTGATTATTGGTTGTCACAATCTATATATAAGATTGAAAAACGAGGGAAGAAATGGGATTATAATTTTTATATACAATATGATTACGACGATACGTTTGTGAATAGACTGTATAACAGCAATTATATTGAAAAGTTTAGAGAAAGTAAAACTCACGCAACTATACAAAAATATTTACAGGATAAAGAAGTGATAAAAAGACAAAAAATAATACATACTAAAAAAATGAAGGTAATACAAAAAGACCTATTTATAATAAAAATAAGAAAATATTTCAGTTTTACAGATGGTTATTTACCAAAAAAGATTGTGTGTGATTTGCTGGATTTAGATGATAAAAGTAAGAAAGATATAAAATATTTAAATAATATGCTTACAGATTATGGTGTTGAGTATGATAGACAAAAAATGATAAAAGGAAATTATGGAGTGTTTTTTGGTATTTCTTTAAAATCTTAATTTAGATATTTGACATTTGACATTTGACATTTCCTGTGCCCTGTATCCTCACCATCCTTTTCTATATTTCATATTTTACTTTTTATTTTTTTTATTTATTGAAAACAGAATAAAATAATTACCAACCAAATCTCTTTGTAATTTAC